GACGACCGTTAAGACCGTGTCTAATTAATAATTATGATAGAAGAAAGACAAAAACTTCTAATCATAAGGTCTAAATTTGGATTAGACCATAGCCTTTGTCCAAAACGGCAAACAAGCCTGGATGGAACACAAGACTGGGTGTTTTACTCGTGAGTAACATATCAAAACCCGACTCTAAAACAGCTAGATCCACCTTGTATCTAGCCGCTAAAAAGAAAGAATCGAAATGTCGAACGTCTTGGTCGTCTTTCTCGATAAATAATTTATCATAGAGAGAAAGAATGAATTCACAATTATGCGAATTCTTATAACCTTTAAAGACATTCTGAAGTTGTTCATAACCATCCAACGAAGGATTGTCATAAATTCCTGTTGATCGTATCAATGTACTTAAACACTTGACAGCAATAAACTGTCCATCACCAGCATCTAAAGCTGGGACGATAAAATGTTTAAGAAAAGTAATCTGGGTTAACTGCTGTTGATACTCCAAATCATTTACTTTAGTGTCTAATGGTGTCAATATGAAGTTATCCAATGTAACCAAGTACCCAACCTCAGCCGCAGCACAAACGATCACATCTTTAACTTCATCAGGGCTCTTGAATTCCCTTTCACCAACAGCACGATAAACAGAGAAAAGAATTAATAAAGTAGCTAAATTATTGACTATAGTGGTTAAAGTTGATCCCGACATCAAAAGCATCCATTCAACTTCAAACATCGCAAAATGTTCTTTATTGGAAGGGTGTTGCACCTTAATTGGTGTTTGCAACTGCTTAAATAGCAGTGTCATCATGTTAACATCAAACCCGAAGCTCTCGCCAAGTTTGAACAACAACATGAATAATTCGGGACCGTGCGATAAATCACACTTACTTATATCCATATCTAAAAATAAACGATATGGTTTACCATCAATACAAACTATCTGTGATAAATGGGAATCATCACTATGGAAATATAAATAAGCATCTCTGTTACTTATTGCATTTCCAATATTATTAGCAAAAGCATCCATGTTGCTACTAGTGGCCTCTTTGACGAACTGAACATGGACAGTACCGTAAAGGGATTCCATACTAACTCTAGTAGCAAATATGTCTTTCATTAAACGTGAAAACTCTGGATACAACAAAGTTGCATTAACTCCCAGAGATACAAACTGGCGGGTGATCTTCTTATATTTCGCCATTTCCCATTTAACCTTGGCTGTAACATAATCCAGCTTGCCATCAAACAAAGATGGTGTGGACAACATGTTATTAAAACCCATTAATCTCTCTTCCTGCTTAAGGTGTTCTTCATGAGCATACAATTCAGTTTGCTCGAAACGTGTTTGTGATAAAACGCGTATCAAGTTCTCATTCTCATAAGCACCACGAAGGGTATTACAATACATATCAAACATCTCTGACACATCCGAATAGAAATGCTTATGATGTGCATCATTATTATACCTACGACACATTGAACGACTCAACCCCCACGGGCGTGTGTCACGAAAAGCTTTTGTGAATCGAGCATTTTGAATATCAAGTTTAGCGCCGTTAATAACCTCATAAATCAATTTAGATTGATTCATACGATATGGTTTATCACCCGGCAAACTTCCTGTCAACCTGGTGAACGCCGCTCTAATGTTACTTGTACTCTTCACCTCATAATAAACAGCTGCACTAGCTGGATGAGGTCCCTTGATATAAATGCTCTCTCGCTGTGATTCAAAGGGTTCATCAAATTCAAGGTATCCTCCTTGAAATGTGATCCCATTACCACGCTTATACGTGACTAAACCATTATACTCAACTGATAATGGTTCAATAAAAGGTTCGGCGAACAAAACTTGCTCAGGGAGAATAACAATACCTTCCTTAACTGTTAGCGTCTTGAAGTCAGAGTACCTCTCTGCCTCAATAGCGTACATCGAAAAGTCGAAATCTTCCTTGAGAACAAGATCCAAAAATGTATCTACCGAATCCCTTATAATCTCCAAAGGAATACTAGCACTAAATTGTTTTTGAGCTATAGCCATAACCAATCGTCGTTTCTTCGCTGTCTCCAACTCGCTAAACGTGTTAACGCGTTCGGAAACTAAATACTCAACGATGCTTAAGTCCAGTACTACAGCTACATTATCATTACTATGTGTCTCAGATTGGAAAATCGGTATTATCGTTGATACCAGAAATAGTATAACCATCAAAATCTTAAATGGTGGCTCATACCCCGTAATTATCTCTACTTGTGGTGTTCTATACCACTTAAAAACAAACGGGAATGCGAACTCTTTTAATAACTCTTCATTATACTCTAAATATGGTAAAAACCAACCTTGCACATAATTATAACAAAAACGATTAAAATGCCTCTGTAAACGGTAAATGTATTCTTCGTACAATGTTCTTTCCCTAAACATAGAGTAATAAACATAACAAAGCAACAATACAATCATAAGAGCCATCAAAATGCTAATATATGGTATATAAACTGGTTTATAATTAATGACTCGAGCAAAATACTTAGTCACAACACGTTCTGTATCCACACGAACGTACTTATATCCCTGTCTTTTATACCCAGTCAGTAACACGTTAGGGTAAACCAACGCAATTAACATAAGACGTCCTGTCATCATGTCTTGACACTGCGCGAATCTACCTTTCACTTCACCGAACTGAAATCCTTCTAATAAGGTTACAATATTGCTCATACCTTCATTCGTTCGTACAAATGAATCACAAGCAACATAAATCTCATCAGGTTGAGCGTCCCGAAATTCTACTCCAACTAATTCCAGAGACGTTTGTGGAGAACCTTCACTAGTACATCTAGTGAAGATTTGTGTTATGATATCCTGATCTTTACTAACCTTCCTGTTAGACAAAAACATATTATAAAATATAGGATGATTATTATCCGCCAATTGCTGCGAGAGGGCGGAATATGGTTTTGGGACATTTAACCCATGGAGTAAGCTACTTTCAAGTCTTCTGATTATTTCCATTGATATGTAAATAAAATCAGAACACTTGAGCGTAGCGGAGTTGCACATGTGATGTGCGACTAAAGCTACACCCAGTGTTCCCGGCCGTGCTTAGCACTGCAAAACACTCACCCCGGAGGCGTTAATTCCGGTCAGGTTCATTGTATTTCACTCATTACCTCGAGAGTACTGGATTCTCACAAGGCTTTGGCCGAAGATTTAAAGAAATGGGGTTCCTATGTATGCTATTTTTAACGTTATACAGCTAAACGATGGTGGTGAGGTCCCGTACAAGGGGACACAGGGGTTCTCACTAATCCCTGATTAATTTGCCTACGCTAAGGCTGATAGTATAGCAGTTTTAACTGCTGCGCCTACAATAGGCTTGGCTTCCTTATATACATCCCGGAGTGCCCGCATAAATGCGTCACCCCATCGTTGCTTAGGATTAGAAGCCATGAT